GCCGCTGCGCGCTGGTCAAACAAGAGGCGAGCCGTGGATGGCTCCGGTGATGACCGGACTAAAACACGTTGCCGCCTGGCGTGAGGCTGCGGTTATCAATGCGCGAGTCGGCGCATCGAAGATGGGCTTCTTTACTTCGCCAGCTGGCGATGGGTTTGTTGCTGATGACTTAAATGGTCAGGTGCCGATAATGGATGCGGAGCCGGGAACTTTTCATCAGCTTCCGCAAGGCGTATCTCTGGAGAAGTTTGATCCAGCCTATCCGTCTAACGAATTTGAGTCGTTTCATAAGTCTTTATTGAAGGGTATCGCAAGCGGATTGGGTATAAGCTATACCGCCCTCTCAAATGACTTGGAATCGACTTCTTATAGCTCGATTCGGCAAGGCGCACTCGAGGAGAGAGACTTCTACCGAGATGTGCAGCAATTTATGATTGATCACTTTATTTACTGCGTCTATGAGGGCTGGCTTGAGTCAGCTATGGAAGTGCAGTCTTTTGGTATTCCAGTGCGCGAATATGATCGTTTTTATGACGCATCATCGTTCCGAGCCAAGGCTTGGTCATGGGTTGATCCGCTGAAGGAAATGAATGCGGCGATCGTCGGCATGAAAAACGGTGTTATGTCGATTGGAGACGTTGCAGCGCAGTATGGAAAGGACGTTGAAGACTTATTTGCACAAATCCAGCGTGATAAACTATTAGCTGAACAATTTGACGTTAAATTCGCACTAGAACCCTATGGTGCAACGCAGGTCGGAATAGTGCCTGACGTAACCGGAGACGATGATGCCGAAGTACAAGGGCAAGGAGATTGACACCTCCCCAACCGAAGGGATGGTCGCCGAAGCTCGTAGGGGCTTGGATTGGCGTAAAGAATTTGGCAGGGGCGGCACAGAAGTTGGTGTTGCTCGTGCTCGTGACATTGTCAATGGCAGTAATCTTTCTTTTGACACTGTTAAGCGTATGCGTTCTTTCTTTGCTAGACATGAAGTGGATAAGCAAGGTAAAGGATTTAGTAAGGGCGAGGAAGGATATCCAAGTGCTGGGCGTATAGCGTGGGCACTATGGGGCGGAGACCCCGGTAAATCATTTGCAGAGAAGGTGGTTAAGTCTATGGAATCAGCAGAAGAAAGAGCAATAGAAGAGCTCGAAACTGAGGCGATGACCCTTGAAGAAGTTGTTGAACACGTTGTGGAAGCGTCTGAAGAGACTGCTGAATCCATTCAAGAGGCCGATGCCAAATTAACGGCTGAAGATCGTAAGGACCAAGTTGAGGTTTATCATCGAGCGATGGAGATGGATTATTCTCCGATCGATGAGGAAAAGCGTCGGGTTCGCATAGCCGTATCTTCTGAAGAGCCCGTAATGCGGGCTTACGGCAATGAAGTATTAGAACACTCTGAGGATGCAATCGATTTGTCATTCCTCAATAGCGGTCGCGCCCCGCTGCTTCTGGATCACGATCCTCAGAAGCAAATTGGCGTCGTAGAATCGGTAGAACTTGATGGCTCGGCACGGCGACTCCGTGCGACGGTTCGTTTTGGAAAGAACGGGCTCGCCAAAGAGGCTTTCGATGACGTAGTTGATGGTATTCGGGCGAATATTTCGGTCGGCTACGCTGTCAACAAAATGGAAAAAGACTCTAAGAGAGAAGACACCTATGTCGTTAAATCTTGGAGGCCAGTTGAGGCAAGTTTAGTTTCGATTCCTGCAGATGTATCTGTTGGCGTCGGACGATCTTCTAGCTTGACGGCAGAAGAAGATCAGGCTGACAAAGCTTCTGAAACTCCCGTAATTAGGACTGACTTTAAGGAGACTAAAATGTCTGAAGTCGATATTGCAGCGGTTGAGGCAGATGCCCGGAAAGCCGCACAGAAGAATGCCGCTCAAATCGTTGAGCTTGGCGCTCGCCACAGCCGTTCTGATCTGGCTCAAAAAGCCATTCAGGAAGGCGTATCAATCGAAGAGTTCCGCGGTCAATTGCTTGATGTGATCGGCAGCGACAAGGCTCTCGAGAACGTAGAGATTGGCCTGACCCCGGCTGAGAAGAAGCGTTTCTCTATCTTCAACGTAGTTAATGCTCTGGCTAACCCCAGCGATCGTCGCGCTCAAGAAGCTGCAGCGTTCGAGTATGAGGTCTCAGAGGCAGCTGCTAAGAGATACGGCACCTCTCCGCAGGGAATCATGGTTCCTTACGAAGTGCTCGGCAAGCGGGATTTGAACTCCGCAGACGAAGCTGATCTGTTCTCAGATGACTTCCGCGGCGGTGAGTTCATCGATGTTCTGCGTAACGCTTCTAGCGTCATGCAGGCCGGTGCCCGTATGCTGAATGGCCTCTCTGGCGACGTTAAGATCCCGAAGAAGGCGACTGCTGCATCCGCTACTTGGATTGCAACTGAAGGTGGCGCTGCGACTGAGTCAGAAATGACTACTGGCAACGTCTCTATGGTTCCGCGTCAGCTTGCTGCGTTCACTGACATTACCCGTCAGCTGCGTCAGCAGGCTAGCTTGGACGTTGAAGCTCTGGTTCGTGATGATCTGGCACAGGCTCTTGCTCTCGGCATTGACCTTGCTGCCCTGTCTGGCTCTGGCTCTAGCGGTCAGCCCACTGGCATCAAGAACACCAGCGGCATCAACACCGTAGACTTCGGTACTGCACCAGACCTCGTACCTACGTTTGCACAAGTTGTAGACATGGAGACTAAGGTTGCAGAAGACAACGCTCTGGTTGGTAACCTGTCTTACATCATCCCTGCAGCAATGTACGGCGCTCTGAAAACTGTAGAGAAAGCCACTAACACTGCTCAGTTTGTTGTAGAGCCCGGTGGCACTATCAACGGCTATCGTTCCGTAGTATCTAACCAGTGTGCATCTGGTGACCTGTACTTCGGCAACTTCAGCGACCTGTTGGTCGGAATGTGGTCAGGCGTTGATCTGACTGTAGACCCATACTCGCTCTCAACTACTGGAACCATCCGCATTGTTGCGTTCCAGACTGTTGACGTAGCAGTTCGTCACGCAGTCAGCTTCTGCCTCGGCAACGACGGCGGCAGCTAAAGCCTAGCGCCCCCTCCTTCGGGAGGGGGTTCTCTTTGGAGGAAGCATGAAATACGAAGTTATCCGAGACTGCATGATCAAAGGTGAGCAGTGCAAAGTCGGTAAGGTTGTTGAGCTAGATGATGTTCTGTCTAAGGCATTGATGGCGATTGGGCGAGTTGCACCAGCTTCTGAGAAGCCTGTTGTGGAGAATCGCTCCGTTGGTTTAGAGGATTCATCAGAGAAGCCTAAGCGTCGTACACGCGCAAAGAAGGCGAAAGATGTTCGAGACAGCGAGTGATCGCCAAATCTTCGTTAAGGACTTCGGTAAAGATGTTCTGATACGGGGAAGCGTTATTGGATTTCGCAGAGTCAAGGCGATATTTGATAACGAATACGAAGGCATAGTTGGCGAAAGCGTAGAGTTCGCTACTTCTGTGCCTCGGTTAACCTGCATCTCAGATGATGTCAAAAACTTGGCGTATGGTGATGTGGTAGAGATTGATGGCCTGACGTATAAGGCAACGGTGATAATGCCTGACGGCACTGGAGTCACTGAGTTGATGCTGGAGTTGCAGTAATGCACAAACGCCAGGCGATAAGGGCAGCGGTTGCTACGGCGATTACTGGCCTGAACACTACCGGGAATAAGGTTTTTGTCAGCAGGGTCTATCCCATAGATAAAAACTCGCTTCCCGGTATTTGCGTTTTTACGAAGCGCGAAGATTCGGCGGCGGTCACTGTAAACAGGCCGCGCACCTTCGAGCGAGAGTTGACTATAAACGCGGAAATTTATGTGCGCGGTATTGAAGGTTATGACAACCAAATTGATACAATATGCGCCGAAATCGAAGCAGCCTTATATGCTGCTGGTGACTTGAATGGCCTTGTACTTGATCTTCAGGTAGTGGGCGCAGATGTTAACTATCAAGATGGCGCGGAGCAGCCTATTGCTTCGTGCGACTTGGAAATTAGGGCGATGTACACTACCGACGAGGATAGTGTCACTATTTAACGGAGATCGTTATGGCTACTTTTTCAGGCAAGGATGGCGCTGTTTACAGCGGCAATACCGCTGTCGCAGAGGTTCGAGATTGGAGCGTTGAGCAGACTGCTAACCGCGTAGATGACACCGCCATGGGTGCCAGCTGGACTAGCGGGAAGATTACGCAGAAAGCTTGGACCGGATCAGTCAATATTTACTTCAGCCCCACGCAAACGGGTCTGGATCTTGGTGATGAGATCACTTTGAATCTCTATCCCCAAGGAAAGACTACTGGTCTGAAGTATTACAGCGGGAAGGCGCACATCACATCGAAGTCTGTTACGGCATCTTTCGATGGGATGATTGAGGCTTCTATCGGCGTAGACGGAAATGGACAGTTATCGTTTCTGACTGCTAGTTAAAAACGGGGATAAAACATGAAGCTTATTGAGAAGGCGATTGCACACTTCTCTGCAAAAGAGCGCAGAGAATTGTACATCACCGAGTGGGAGACAAAGGTCTATTCAAAGAATCTGACCTTGGAAGATAAGAGCTCATGGTTGAAACGGGCTGACGGTGACACATGGGAATACATGGTCTATGCGGTCATCTTCGGCCTAGTCGATGAGAATGATGAGCCGGTATTCGATCTTGGAGACAAGCCAAAACTAAAGAAGTCGGTGGACCCTGAGATCGTAGGCAAGCTGGCGAGTTTTGTATTAGAGACTGCTGGCGAAAATGATGAGGATCGTGAAAAAAACTGATAGATGACGAAGGTTCACCAACTGAGCTTTTCTTTTTATACGAATTAGCCGATTACCTTCGTCAACCTCTCAGCACGATCCTAGCCATGACAGCAGATGAGTATTATCACTGGTTCACGTTTTTGCGTGTGCGAAATCAGAGGCTGAAGCATGGCAGCACCAATGAAGGCAGAGGTCGTATTCAGCGCAAAAGGCGCTGATCAAGTCGCCGCTGCCGCAAGCAGAGTCAATCACGACCTCGAGAAAGTCAGCAAGTCAGCAGGTCGCTTAAATGGTGCCTTCCGCGGTATGCGGGGTGGTGCTGCTCAACTCGGTTACCAAATACAGGACGTTGCTGTTCAGCTGCAGGCTGGTCAGAACGCTCTGCTTGTGTTTGGTCAACAGGGCTCGCAGGTGGCTTCTCTTATGGGCCCGGGCGGTGCATTAGTTGGCGCAGTTATCGCCGTTGGTGCGGCAGTAGCCTCTACGTTTGTCCCGCAGCTGTTTGCTGGCTCTGAAGCAATGGAAGAATTTGCTGAGAAGGCGAAAGAGGCGGCAGAGGGTCAAAAACAATTAAATGCTGAAGTCGCAGCGGGATTGAGTGCCGCGCTTACTGAGCAGCTTCAAACTCAGTCAGCGGCTCATGAAGCAATAGAAGGCACTATCGCTGCTAATGAGGCAGAGCTTGCCAAGATCATCGCAACGACAAAAAAATATAACGATGAAAGCACTCTCGCGGCAGAGAGAACAGACCTAGTCAGAACCGGGCTTGTAAAGACCCCTGAAGCCATCGCTCAGATGGAGCGCGAGCTTGATATCTTGAGGGGATCGCTGGTTTTAGCTGGTGATGCTATTACTGAAACCAAAGACAATCTAGATGCGCTTGCAGAAGGCGAGAATCCCTTCTATGAGGCTGATAAAGGGGCGCAGTCAGCGGAAGAGAAAACTAAACGATTTATCGCGTCACTGAGAGAGCAGGCTGATACTTATGGGCTTAACAAGGCAGAGACCCTTGCATATCAAGCCGCACAGTTAGATTTAGATGAGACGCAAAGGGCCGCTGTAAAAGAATACCTGACGGGCCTAGAGGCGCAAATAGAAGCAGAAAGAATACTGCAGGAAGAAAAGAAGAAAACGTCAGCTGCTGAAAGGCTTAAATCAAAGCTTGGCGGCGTTGATATGGCATTAATGAACCCATTTCAACAGCTGGAAGCGCAGGCTAACCAAATGAAAGTGGTTGTCGCAGAATCGCTAGCAGCAGGGATTATAGATTTTGAGGGCTGGAAAACAAGAATAGAGGCGATAAACGCAGAGCTAGCGCAGAACTTAAAGGCAACTCAGCTGCAAGTGATAGGCGCAACTGTTGGAATGTTCCAGCAGTCGATGAATCAAATGTCTGCGATGATGGATAAGGGCTCTGCAATAGGAAAGGCGTTTTATGTAATGTCGCAGGCACTGGCGGCAGGACAGGCGATTATTTCTGGTTACGCAGCCTCTATGAACATAATGAAAAATATGACGGCGCTAGGCATGGACCCTGCGACTGCGGCGATGATGGGGCAAATAGCTGTTGGCATGGGATATGCGACTGCAGGAATGATTATGGGTCAAACTGCTGCGTCATTTGAAGGTGGCGGCGTGACATTTAACGGTGTTAGGTCGGGCGGTCTCGATGGTAAGGGCGGCAGGATGGCAATGGTTCACCCGAACGAGAAGATCACGGATCTGGAAAAAGACGGCATGGCCTCGCAGCCTGTAAACATAAGCTTCAACATATCTGCGGTAGATGCCAAAGGCGTTGATCAACTGTTGATGCAGCGGAGGTCCTTAATTACCAATCTAGTAAATAAAGCGATTAATAATCGCGGAAGGAGCTCATTGGCATGAGTAGTCTCCAAGGTGTGTCATATGCGAGCGTAACTGGGCGCGTCCGTAACTATCAGGTGTACAGTGAGGCCATAAATGGACGCATACAGGCCCGAAATATAGGTGGTGAACGCCTAGAGTGGACTGTGACCTTCCCGCCGATGACATGGACGGAATTTGACCCGTTATGGACGTATATCGACGGAAGAAACGGGATGATTAACTCGTTCTCTATGAGCCTGCCTGATCCCAAGCGCCCAAACAAATACTCAACGTATACCGTGCGGTTGATGGGTGAAATTCAAGAATACGAAATGGGGAATGATGGATTAATCCAGTTTGAAATTGATGTGGTGCAAGTAGTATGAGCAGGGGCATCCCAGGCGTTGTAAAAGATGCTTTTCTCACCGATGGTTTTCATCTGGCTACGCTGATTAAGATGTATCGTGGTGGCAGGCAGCTGCTCATCACCGATTATCACAGCAACCTCGTTAATACCTATGACAGTTTAACGTACCAGACAAGCTCTCACATATTAGAGATTGGTGGCACTTCTGAGTCTCAAGAGTTAAGGGTTAATGACATGATCCTTACTTTGTCTGGTGCAGATCGAGAATTCATCAGCAGCTTCTTAAACAATTCAAACTTCACAGCAGATACCGTAACGATATTCAGGGCCGCAATAGACCCAGATAACGACACTGTGAAAGGCGCATTTGTGATGTTTGAGGGGCGTATCTCTGAATATGCCATTCAAGAAGATGAAACCGAATCTACGGTTCAAGTCACGATAACAAGTCACTGGGCAGATTTTGAAAAGGTTAACGGGCGTAAGACAAACTCAAATAGCCAACAAATCTACTTCAAAAACGATAAGGGCTTCGAGTTCGCTAGTAAAACCGTGAAAGACCTTCGCTGGGGGCGCGCCTCATGATTTGGCAGTTTATTGCAGCCGTAGTAGTTGGATTTGCGCTCAGTTATGTGCAAGCCAAAAAGGTGCAGAAAAAGGCAAAGAAGCTTGCCGATGCAATGAAGGGTGTCCTTGTAAACAAGGAATCCAATGTTGAGCCAATCCCTGTCATTTATGGTGCTCGCCGTGTCGGAGGCACCCGGGTATTTGTTCATACCGCTGGCGGCGATAAGAACAAGTATCTGTATATCTGTCTTGTCCTTTGCGAGGGCGAAGTAGATAGCATTTACGATATCAAGATCGATGATTATAAAATCACGGATTCGAGATTTAGAAAGGACGGCAGAAACTTAATTTCGTATGATGCGAAGACCGGCACTGATAACCAGCAGGCTAGCCAAGTTTTATTAGGTGCCACAGGGAAGTGGACAAGCGCCCACAGGCTGCAAGGCATCGCATATCTTGGTCTGCGTTTAGAGTGGGATCAGGATGTATTTTCG